CCCATTGCAAAAATAGCATCTACCAACCAAGCACGCAAAGTTTCTTTAAGGTTGATACGCTCTTCCACACTATCAACACCGAGACTTAGCAACTCTGCATATGGCTGGTGGGGTATAATATCTGTCACTATCTCGTTAGCTGGCGACCGCATAACTATGTTCGGAATCAAAGTACGTATAGCATGGTAGATGAGGTTTATCGGAGTTTGCCCTGTAGTACCTTTATCATCCCCGTAATACTGACCGACATATTCCTTAATAAACATTGCTCTACTTGATCGGTAAGTTCTCAGGCGTTTGAAACCCTGATCCACAACTTCCTGGAATTTTTTTGGAGAAATATTTTCCATAATTACCTTTTTGTATGGTCGAACTCATGTTGCCATCCGACCTTATTGCTTCGTTTACGTTCCCTAAATAGTTTCTCTTTCCTTGCTCCCATACTATGTTCTGGAAATGATGTTATAACTTTTTTCTTAGCTGGTTGCTTTGTATCTATTGTCAACGCATCAGCTATCACTCTGTCACCATGTGTTAGTCTTGCTGACGGACTTTCCTCAACCAATTCCGCAGGACCAACCTGCTTATTTGAGTAATGGATATAATAATACATTTCATCCAGGGCTTCCTCAGAATGATTAACATAACCACCAGTAGCTAGTTCAGTATTATACTGACTCAAAAGTTTATATTTACTCTGCTGGCTTGAGTTCCATCCGTATTTCTTAGTTTCCTTATTACGAACTTTATCATTACTAGTATTACGATAGAAGTATGGATATTTTATAGTCTGCACAATAACACGACCGAAATCCCAACCCGGCCCATTAGCTTCCCATTTCAAAAATGGTAACTTTTTAGGGGGTTTACCGCCAACCCACAATGCCAACGCAACTACAATCCTAGCCATTTCATACGGCGGAACATTAGCATTCGCCCATTCAGCTATCTTCTCATTATCCTCTATACATTTTATCGAAATTACTGAGTTAGAAGCACCTTGGCCCTTACTTATGTCAATACCAAATATATATGATTTCGTTTGGTCGGGCCTCTTATCCTTTAGTTCACACCAAACCCTCAACGGCCCATTTTTCTTACGCCTAAGCCAATAGGCATCCTTATCTTTTTGCTTAATCCTTGGACCCAGCATAGAGTCAGATATTTTTTTCTTAATACCAATATCATAGGTAGCCCTGGCAGGTTTTGCATACAACGACTTATGAACCTCTACGACGTGTGGGTCAAAAAACACGTCACCTGATTCAATATCCTGCATTAGTATTTCCTGGGCAAGTTCCTTCTTACTCCTTCGTTCCTCTTCACGATCGAACCATGGTGACCTAATTTCGTAGCTGCCAGTATCTGTCTTACGAACATATCTCCCAGTACCTTTTTGTGGGTGCTCCCAAAATGGTAGGACAAATACTTTAATCTGCCTTGAATTTAACCACCTACTATACTCAGTACCAGCACCAGCAGGAGTACTGTTCACAATACGACAGGGTGCAACATCTGCCGTAGCAGACCTCATTGCCTGTCCATTCTCAACTTTAGCAAACTCATCCAATAATATCAGAAAACGGGTGTCACCAGACCCAGCATGTTGGGTAGTGGACTCACCGTCTATAACGGAGCCGTTCAATTTGTTAGCAAGGTGCATTTTCGTTCTGTTCTTTTGGCCATACATACAATTCGGCGGTCTCATCCACTCGGGTAAAAATCTATTCATATAATCATGTTTCTGGAACAATGCTTTCATATTGCCACGTTGATCTACATAACTCTCGACACGTGACATTTCAAGCATTTTACTTTCGGGCCTAAACAACCAGAACCAATGAATCAGACCAGTACAAATCCAACTAGCCCCCATCTGTCTACTTTTCTTTATGCCTATGTCCTCACCACTAAGGGCCGAATCTTTTAGTATTATTATGCCGTCATCCTGGACTTTCCATGTAATAAACGGGTGATGAGCATTTTCCGCCGGGACCTCTTTACCTTTATCATTTATCTCTTTCGCATGGTATGTCCAGGCAAAAGCATTAAACCAGAACAAAACAGATTCTTTACAAGCAGCCATCAAATCTATTTGTAGTGGAACATCCTTTTCTGCCTGCCCCAACAATTCACTACGCCATTCAATATTTTCCTGTGGATGTTTCGGAACCTTTATCCCGGTCACAGGATCAGTCCATATCTTTGGTTGGTTAGGAAATGGAGTAGATAATTCCGGTTTAACAATATTTTTATTCGGCGTTTCTATCACTTAGTGAATTTATCCTTTTCTTTCCGATTTCACTAACTTTATCAGCAATCTTTTGGTTACTGGTCTGGGATTCACCTACTGTCCTGGCCTTACCCTCAATCCGGTCGAACACCAACCGCATCATGGATTTATCTGGTTTGTGGACAATATCTTTGCCCTTTTTGACATCGAATTCTTTGTAACCAAGAGCCATTTTCCATATTTGTCTGGACAGTGCCTCAGCTTTGGTGGCCATACGATCCTCACCATCATCTGGATCAACAACTGACTCAGTTTTCTCTTCTGCAATTATCCTGAGGAACTGTGACAATAATTGCCCTGCCCTAACTTTTGATCCTTTTCCTTTTTTACTCATAAATCGTACCCATCACACCATAATTTACACCAAGGACAACGTAGTTTAGTAACAGTACCGTCAGTAAATTCCGTGAAGTCACATTGACGGCACATCCAAACTCTACCATCACCCTTGTCTAGGTTTCTTTTTCCCCGCAACCCTATGTAATGAATCAGCGTCTTCGCCAGTTTTATAAGATTGACCAGTACTTTTTTGACATATACGTATAGCACTTTTTTTACTGTGTCCTTTCTTCACTAACTTCTGTACGCAACGATAAACTTTTGTTCCCTTCGGCATTTGTCAACCACTTCCTATAGCATTTAGAACACCGTGTTTTCGTAAGTGTCCTACTATGAATTATTTCTTTGTACCCACACTTAGGACAAACTCTCTTCATACGCATCTAGATAATCCTTTAAACTTCGCACTGTCATCCCTAAGTTCAAACACTCCGCACCACGCCTACCGCCTACCAGTATGCCTATCAACTCGCCATTGAGGTTGAATATAGGCCCACCGGAATTACCGGGGTATGCAGCAGCATCTAGTTGCAACAACGGGTATTCACTAAAATAGGACGACTCTCGTTTTGTATGTGACACTATACCGAAAGTAATAGTATCTCGTATACCAAGCGGCGACCCCATCACAACAACCTGCTCACCTACCCTAACACTATCATAATCACCGAGCTTAGCAGTTTTGAGGTTGCGTACCTTCGGTATTTTAATCAAACCAAGGTCACCCTTTTCAAAATAGTCCAAATCATCGACTATAAACTCTCGACCATCTTGTAGAAAGACTTTAATCTGGACAGCATACTCAGTAACATGTCTGGCGGTAGCGATAAGCCCATCTTCACTTATAACAACCCCACTGGCAGACCCAGCTAGATAAATACCATCAGTCGGATGTCCTGCATAGATCTCCAGGTACACTAGGGACTGCATATTGTCCGACACTACCTTAACTGCTGACGGTGGGTCGCATGATCGAATTACCACATCAGCACCTAAATAACCACCGAAAACGGCGGTAATTATAACCAACCACACTAAAAATATTTTCTTCATTCTATCTCCTTAAGAACTAGCTAAAATCCCTACTGTTTCCAGAGCAGTTAAGATTGAGTTAATCGTAGTTGCATTATTCGCAGTCGTATCTCCAGGTGCATCTGTAATATGGCTTTGCTGTACCACTGGTGTAGTACCCCAGAAACCTAATTTCTGAGACGCACCCGTTCCTATCTGTGAACCGGTCGTAGTATTTAGTATTATATTCCTTGTGTCTGATATTGTAATATCATTATTAAGGTATGTAAACCTTTGTACCTCTAAATCATCTTCTATCAGCAAACTACCAACTGCATCTGATAGATGGGCACCGGTAGGACTAGAAGAAGCAATAGCGGACAAAGAGGTTGCACTAGTAGTAGTAGAACTTATATCCTCTGTACCACTCCCAGAGTTGTAAATCGCAGTTGCGTCTGCTTCTGTCAAAACCCTGGAGAATAACATGGTGCAATCTATATCGCCATCAAAATAAACATCGTCAGCACCATTATTATTCCTGGCACCTATGTACAAATACCTATTAGAAGTATATTCTGAGAAATCTACACCAGCAGTAGAACCGTTATTAGAAGCATCAAGAGTTACCTCACTGCCATCCAGATAGATCTTCAGACCACCTACACCACTAACCGTAGGATCAAACGTACAAACAACAAGATGCCAACCCTCTGCACCATCACTGAAGCACGCAGAATCCGCAATAGCACGGTTCGCTAAATTTCCC